TTCGTAAAAACGTTCGACTTCGATTATCATGAAAATTATCTCGAGTTGATGGACGACAAAGCTCTTTCTTACAATAGAGAAGAAGCGGAAGCGTATTGGAATCGTTCTGTGGAAGCAAAGTCCGATCGTCGGTTGCTATTAGAGATTATGAGCCGAGACGGCTTTTCCTATCGAGCCATTATAGAAAAGGTCGAGCGTGAAGGTATTCCTCATTCATGGAAAATAGTATGTATATATCCCAAAGAGAAAGAACTGAAACCGGACGCACGAATGTTCGCAATGTTAGTACTCGAGATGCGAACATATTTCAACGGATGTGAGGCGAATGTTGCTCGTCATATTTTCCCCTATATTAGTGCACAAACGATGACAAAATCTAAAGAAGATATACACCGGATCTTTTTCGAGTTCACACGCCCTCGCGAAGATGACGACAACCTCCATCTATTCTTAGAGTGCGATTTAGCTCGTTGGAATTTGCGATGGCGTCGTCGTGTAGTCAATCTCGTCGGATCGGATTTGAACATTCTATTTGGAGTGACAGGAGTTTTCACTTGTGCACACGAATTCTTTACTTCCAGTATTGTCGTTGTACGTACTCCACGATTGAAACCTGAAGGCATCCACTTACAAGATCCACCGGAAGGCCCTTTGTTGTATAAACAATGGCTGGGCGGTCTTGAGGGACTTCAACAGAAACTTTGGACGCTGTGTACATACGCGATGATTTTTGTAGCTCTTCGTGGCTTAGCTATCTCATACATTCTTATCGGTCAAGGCGACAATCAAATCTTGTCGGTCGTCGCTCCACGCGACTCTTCCGTGACTTCGGCCGATCAGTACTTATCATTAAGTGCTTTGTTAACTAAAAGATTAGAGAAGCATTGCGCTGATGTCGGACAAGAGCTGAAACCTGAGGAGTGTTTACAATCTCGAACTGTTATTACTTACAGCAAAGAGGTATGGGTATCCGGCGTACTTTATCCGTTGTCATTAAAATTCTTCTCGCGC